AGCAATACACAACCGGCGAGGTAGAGGGTAGATGAGGATAGACACAGGTTTAGGCTCCAAGCCTACTCCAAAACTACAATCCAACTGAACATTGGAACGTGTTTATGTGATCCGACCCCAAAGACTGTCATTTGTTAATCGGAAATATATAGACCTCTGTGTATTGTATTTTGCACATTGTCAACGAAGACTACAACTCTTCATTGTATATTGTCCGGTCTATTACTTGACCTTTTACCAAACCGTTTTTATAAAGAGAGACACAAATGAATATTACATTACGCAAGGCAAACGCTGTTCAAAACAGCATCAATGATGCAGTTAAAAACATCAAAGTTGAGTTGAACATAGAACTCAACGAGTTTCAAAACATCGAGGAAATTATCAGCAAGGCTAATAATGACCTTGTAAACAATGATGGTCGTAGGCAGGCTCTTACCATGGCTCTATATAATATCCGAGCCCTTGTAGGTACAGCCAATGCCTCTAGCGGTATTGATACTGCACTGGCCAAGGCAGCATTCATTGACAAGCGTATTGGTCAACTAGAAGAATTAGCCAAGGCTACAGAAATGACTTCTTTGGAAGTTATTAAAGGTAAGATCGAAAAGATCAAAAATGACAAAGGTGAAAACCGTCGTAGCCTATATGGTTACGGAGATACGGTAACAACATCCGTTCTTGGTAAAGAACAGATTGCTCAGGCTAAGGCAGAAATTCTTAATCTGAAAAAGCAAAAACAAAAACTCAACGACGAAATTCTTGAGTTGAATATCAAAACTGAGATTCCTCTCAGCGATGATGTAGTTAAGACACTACAAGCAGAAGGACTGCTGTAACAGACCCCGGGGTCCCTTCCTCGTTATTAAAGGGGGTGATTGGCTTCACCAAAACGCCAGGGCGCACACGATCGCTGCCCCAAGGCCCTCTTTAGGGGCGACTTGAGAAATCGTGGAGGCAGAAGCAGAACTGACTCTGTAAACGTAAATTCTGATCGACAGGGTAGACAACTCAGTCTAGGGCGGAACAGGGGACCGTGGCTAGACACTATATTAAAGTACATTGAACGAACCGAGTATTCTGGTAGCAAACACATAAGTGGTCAGTGTACTTCAATATAGAATTTATCGCAGAGTGGAGAAGGTGGTATCTCGGCAGGCTCATAACCTGTAGGTCGGCGGTTCGACTCCGTCCTCTGCAACCAAGTTATTGATAGTAGTACAAGATCCGATCAACGATCGAAAGACAATACCGAGCGGGTGGAACTGCAGAGTTGGTGCATCGTAGGTGCATTGTTGGCTGCAATACGATCAACGGCCTTTTACAGGGTAAAGAGATTGAGCAGTAACGGATTCCATGTTAGGCTGGACTATAGAAGCAGGTGCTGTAATGCCTGGGTGGCCTTGGGTATCGTCCCAAACCAAGACTTCAGTATTACTATCAATATTCTAACTCGCTGTAGTTCAATGGATAGAACAGTTCTCTCCTAAAGAACAAATTCAGGTTCGATTCCTGATAGCGAGGCCATGAGTAAATAGTTTTATGCGGGATTAGTTTAATGGTAAAACAGCAGATTTCCAATCTTCGGTCAAGAGTTCGATTCTCTTATCCCGCTCCAAATAATTATGCTAGTTATCGATCAAAATAAAACCTTTCGTAAATTTGATTTTAGTTCTGTGATTTCTGAAGAAGATAATCAAGAAGCCTGCAGAATAGTAAAGAGCATAATAGCAGATGGTAATTATTTTACCAATTCACCTAAGTATCAAACTAAAGAAAATATATTTGCTCGTCCTGAACCAGTTTGGTTAAAATACAGGATGAGTTTTTTATTTTCTGTATTCATGTATCTGGGTCGAGAAGTTAAAGTAGGTAACATGATGGCCTGGTCGTTTATGACTAATCTCGAGGGTGCAGAAAATCGAGAAACACTATGGCACCATCATTGGCATCCTACTAAACCAGAAGCCAAAATGTTCAGTGGAATTTGGTATCTACATATTCCTGATGATGTTAAAGATCGAGATTACTGCGGAACAGAAATGGCTCCAAATGGGTTAGATCACGAAGATAGATTTTTTGTAAAACCTAGCAATCATTCATGGTTGCTTTATCCCTCGGATAAATGGCATCGACCCGGTATTGTACAAAGTAATCAATATAGATTTATATTAGCCGCAGACATAGAATACTTCGATTGACATCAGAGCAGTTTGGTGCTATAATATAACTTTAAGGAGTGAGATATGGCACCGTGGATTCAAAACGTAGCACTTAGCGACATCCGTAAAGGGTTTCATATCGATGCGGGCATCAACTCTATGCTGATCCAAATTTGCGATCCGCCAGGAGATTTTCCTACTCCAAAATATCAATTCAAAGAAGTTCATCAGTTTCAGTTTTTGGACGTTGAAGAAAAGGATCATGTTTTGGACGAGGCAATGCGTTGTAGTCAAGAACAGGCTAACGAACTTGTACGTCTGTTACAACGTGCATTTGAAAATCGCATGAATGTTGTTGTTCATTGTCATGCAGGTGTGTGTCGCAGCGGGGCAGTCTGCGAAATTGGTGTTATGCTAGGCTTCCGTGATACTGAAGCATTCCGTAGTCCTAATCTACTGGTCAAGCACCGTATGATGCGAGCCTTGGGTTGGACCTACGACGAGCAGGAACCACATTCTATTAATGGGAAACCTTTGACAGAAGATTGGACTAACGACAACGAAAAGATTTTTACACTGGCTGCAGAGCGTAGAGCACACAGAGAAAGAGAAGGTGATATATGATACATTTGAATGTTTTTGAATTAGATAAAATTAAAAAGATCTGTGAAACTACAGGTGTAGAATATTTTGTACTAGAGCAAACAACTAACTCTGGTATTGGTAGCATTCTTACATTAACTTATGAAACAGAAATAGCAGATTATCCTGCTAAAGTATCCGTTGAAGTAACTGGTGTAGAAAATTGGTAAAGAAAGGAGAGCACTATGCCAAGCGTATTTTTAGTCAGTGACACGCACTTCGGCCACGCTGGCGTGTGCCGTTTCACTCGAAATGATGGTGTTACAAAGTTGCGTCCGTGGGACGACCCTGCCGAAATGGATGAAGCAATGATCAAGGCTTGGAACGAACGTGTCAAGCCCTCGGATAAAGTTTACCATTTAGGTGATGTTGTTATTAACCGTAAGGCCATGGCAACATTGGGCCGTTTAAACGGGGATAAGGTATTGATCCGTGGTAACCATGATATCTTCCGTGACGACGAGTACAGACAGTACTTTAGAGAATTACGAGCATACCATGTTATGAACGGAATGATCTTAAGCCATATTCCTGTACACTCGGAAAGTTTGGGTCGTTTTGGTGTTAACATTCACGGACATTTACACGCAAATCGTGTAAAGAAAGCCCGTGGTGTTGATGCACGTACTGGAGAGATCTTGTACAGCGATGAGATTGATACTAGATATCATTGCGTATGTGTGGAGCAAACACCAGACTTTGCACCTATCTTGTTTGAAGACGTTATCAAGCGTATCGAAGCAGAGGGCGGAAGTGTTGGGTTTAAGAACGGAAACGGTCCTACAATGTGACATTATCTACGTAGTTTATAGGGCTCTTCGGAGCCCTATTTTTTTGGCTGGACTAAATATATGAGTTAGGAATGATTCCAGGAGTTACGTTATGCCATTACAGCTTCGCAGAGGCAACACCGCTGAAGTTAACAGTATTACGCCCTTAGTAGGCGAAATAGTCTATGACACCCAATTAAAAAGAGTCACTGTTGGTGACGGTTCCACTGCTGGTGGTATAGCCATTGCTGGCGTGTCTTTGAATGAAGCCAAAGATGCAGCAGCATCTTCCTTGTTAGCAGGAACACATAAAAATATTTCTTTTGCTTATAACAGCACAACAAAGGTTCTAAGTGCCACTGTTGATATTCTTACACACGAAACAATAGTTGCAGACGCCATCGATGTTTCTGCTGTAAAAGACGGATCTACAATAATATTAGATGTAGCCAACGCTACCCTTTATGCAGATGTAACAGGAAACGTAACCGGCAATATTAACGGTGTTGTAACAGGCACTGCTGGTTCTAGTCTTATCGGCAATGTTACTGGTAATACCACAGGATATCATACAGGCGATGTTAAGGGTTCTGTATTTGCAGATGACTCAACAGTATTAGTAGATGGCGTATCTGGAAAACTATTTGGAGATCTAACTGGTAATGTTACTGGCAATTTAACAGGTAATGTTACTGGTAATTTAACAGGTAATGCAGATTCAGCAACTGTTTCTGCAACCATTGATATTACAAATACTAACGGATTGGCAACTGTTTACTATCCAACATTTGTACAAGATAGAACAACCGGCCAGATTCTTCGTGGGGATGTAGATCTGTCATATAGAACAGATACTAACACATTAACTTCTCCAAATTTTGCAGGAAACCTAGTTGGTAATGTTACAGGCGATGTAACCGGTAATACCACAGGATATCATACAGGCGATGTTAAAGGTTCAATATTCGCAGATGATTCTACTGTACTAGTCAATTCTGTAGCAGGATTATTGAACGGTTCTGCTATTTCCGATATTACCACACCACGTGTTACTATTAATAGAAACAGCGATACTGGAGTTTCTATTCTTATGAATGCCTTAACTAGTGCCGGTGATACTGCATCGGGTGCTGAGTTCCGTGTTTCAAGAGGCAGTCTAGCATCTCCTACTAATTCTTCAGCAGGAGATCCTGTATATCTGTTAACAGGTAAAGTTTGGAAAACTGATATCTCCGACTATGCATTATCATCTGCTATAGTTGCAACAGTTGGTAGTGATCCTTTAGTATCAATGGCAAACTATGTCAGTGGTGAATTACAATTTTATGCCACAGACGGTACTAGAGATTTATTCGATACTGCGTTTTCAATGACTTTCAACGGGGACGGATTATTATCTGCCCCAACTGTTGAAGCGAGAACTGCATTCCAATTACCGGTATATGCTAATGACACTGCTAGAAGCACAGCCATTCCAACACCAGCAGCAGGTATGATGATATTCATGCAATCGGGAACTAGCCCTATGGCTACTAATGTAGCACAAGTATACGACGGTTTTAACTGGGCGAACCTATAAGCACTCAGAAATCTGTAACATAATTCTAGGGGAATAACTTATATTGGCAGCACCGTGTAAATCGGTAGCATAGTCAAATTGATATAAGTCCCCTAGTTTGTAGTCCTTAATCATCTCCCCTTTATAGATAAACACATGTCCGGGCTCATAGTCCATGAGTGGCATCCAGTATCTTTTAACATCAGAAGTATGAGTGAACGGATCAGAGTGCATGGGCATGTATTGTCCAGGCATTAATTTTGTAATCCACCAACTGGCCTTACCTTGACTCCAACTAGGTTGAATATCTATTTCTAGATCATCTTTTTCGTAGATCGTCCACAGCGGCTTTGAAAAATCGTAACCTGCTGCTTGGGCTAGTTGATATTGCTCTCTTTCAAAGTAATTTAAAAGATCTCCAAAATCAGGTCTTGGTTTTCCAGGCCGTTGATTAACCAATTCAACCCAACGCGGGTCTACCCAATCTTTGTAATTTCCTATTAGATTCATTTTAATAACTATCTACTTGATCTATACCTAGTCTCTTTCTAAAGTTTT